TTTGTAGAGAAAACAATTTAGACCAAGGCAACTTACATAAGGTTTCCACAGGTATACTTAAACAACACAAAGGTTATCGTTGTAGAATGGCATAAATAGTATTATGACAACTACAAAAGCACTAGACAGACAACCTTCCAAATTTGACTATGCAAGTCCAACGCAGTTTAAGTTTAATATTACAAAACTTCCAAAAGTAGAATTCTTTTGCACTGCTGTAAATTTGCCTGGAATTACTTTAGGTACCTTGGAACAACTAACACCATTAAAAGATATACCTGTACCTGGAGATAAGTTAACTTATACTCCACTTACAATGGATTTTTTAGTTGATGAAAATTTAGAAAATTATAGAGAGATACACGGTTGGTTAGTTGGTTTAGGTTTTCCTACTGATAGAAAAGAATTTAGAGACCTATTACGTAGTGGTGCTGATAGATTTCCAACATCTACTGGTGCGAATCAATTAACAGACCCAGGAAAAGTTAAATATGGAGCAACTGGTACAGGTGCTGTCTATTCAGACGCAACCCTTAACATTTTAACAAGTAAAAATACACCAAATGTTGAAGTTAGATTTTCAGACGTATTCCCAACAGGATTATCTAGTTTACAATATGACACAGCAGCTACAGACGTTCAATATTTAACAGCAACTGTAACAATGCAATACAAAATATATGAATTTGCAACAGGAAGTGGACGAACTAGTGTTACAACCTCGTAATTAGACTTTACTTTTTTGTTATAGTATGATATATTATTAATATGAATTTAGAAGAAATCCAAGAATTAGTTGACAAAGACTTAAAAATTAACGATAGTGAACTTGATTTAGAATCAATCAAAACACCTCAAATACATAACAAATATATGAAGCACTTAACAAAGTTTAAGTTAATGTTAAGTAGGGCCGAAAGTGAATTCCATATAATTAAAAAACAGAAATGGGAATACTATACAGGCAAAGCCGACCCTAGTGTTTATGCTGAAAAACCTTTTAACTTAAAAATATTAAGACAAGATGTTGATAAGTATATTGATTCAGATGAAGACATTATTAAACTAAAACAAAAATCAGACTATCTTAATACTGTAGTTGACTTTTTAGATAGAACGGTTAGACAAATATCCAATAGAACATTTACAATAAAGAACGCTATTGATTGGAAGAAATTTACATCAGGAGCAATTTAATGCCATTAGAAGGAAAAATTAAAGCAAATAAAATTCCACACGGACAAGATGTATTAAATAAAGATTGTCCAGAAGCAACGTGGGATGTCGGAGGATTGTTTATTCACGACCAAAATATTTTTAAAATTTTAGATATTTTCAAACAAAAACACAATTGTATATTACCAATTAAATCTGTATTTGGTTGTTATGGTGTTAGATGGAGTGGTGGAAGAACTACTATGACAAATATGGCACAAACTTGGGCTCATAACGGTTGGACTCCTGAACATTTAATTAGACAATATAATGAAAGAGATATAGCTTGTACTTTTACTTTTTCAAATCATCTACTTAAAGAAGAACATCTTGACGACCCTAGCTCAAATTATTTACTAGATTTATTAGGAAGACAAATATATCCGCACAATGCTGTTACTGTTGCTAGTCCTATACTTTCGGATTATATAAGAAATAAATATCCTAATTTAAAACAAAAAGCTTCTATTGTTAAACATACAGTTGAACATCCAAAGAAAAGAACTTTTGAATATTATGATAGTTTATTTGAAAAATTTGATTTGGTTTATCTTCATCCTGACGATAATCTTAATCTTAACTTGTTAAAAAAAATAGCTGATTCAGGAAAGGTTGATAAGTATATTAATCTTATAAATGAAAGATGTACATTTAATTGTAATATAAGAAATTCCCATTATGATGAAATTGCACAAGCACAACTTGATGGTTGGCACGGAATGTTTAACTTTAGCAAAGTAGATTTAATTCATCATCCTGACCATCCTAAAACTGTATGCCCTAGAATATTAAATTCAGAAATAAGGAACATTGTTCTTTCAAAAGGTGAATTTAAAAGAGTTTATGATTTAGGTTTTAGAAATTTTAAATTACAAGGAAGAGATACACCTTTTGCAGGTTTGATGTATAATTTTTCTACTTGGATGCTTGAACAAGATTTTATTGCTGAACGATTATTTACATATTAACAATGAAATTTTATAATGAATCCTATAAGATATTTAATCATAGATAAAAAAGATGATGTTTACTTAAAGATAGAAGCAGACGAATCTATCAGACGTGAACTTGGAGAACATTTTACTTTTCAAGTACCTGGTTTTAGATTTATGCCTCAATTTCGTAAGAGAGTATGGGACGGCAAGATAAGATTATTTTCATATGCAACTGGACAGATATACGTTGGTCTTTATCCTTATATTTTAAATTGGTGTAAAGAAAACAATATAGAGGTTGTTGATGGCACCAAGATAGAAGATACTAAAGTAAATACTTTATGTCTTCCTGAATTCATTGAAGCATTAAAAATACCAATGGAGGTTAGGGATTATCAAAAAGAAGCATTTATCCACGCTATAAAGAAAAAACGTTGTTTATTATTATCACCAACTGCAAGTGGTAAATCACTTATTGTTTATCTATTAGTAAGATTTAATTTATTAAGATTAAAAGATAAGAAGATATTAATTATAGTACCTACCACATCATTAGTAGAACAACTATATAAAGATTTTAAAGATTATGGTTGGGATAATGAAAAGAATATACATAGAATATATGAAGGTCATAGTAAAGATACTGATAAAAAAGTAATTATATCTACTTGGCAATCAATATATAATCTTCCAAAGGCCTGGTTTAAACAATTTGGTATGATAGTTGGTGACGAAGCACATCTATTTAAGGCAGTTTCACTTACCAAGATACTAACAAAGTTGGTACAATGCCCATATAAGGTTGGTTGTACAGGAACTTTAGACGATAGTAAGACACATAAGCTTGTTTTAGAAGGACTTTTTGGTGTTGTTAATAAAGTTATATCTACTACAGAACTCCAAGACAAAAACCAATTAGCCAAACTCAAAATTTTCTGTTTAGTTTTACAATATAGCAAACAACAAAAAGAATTTTTAAAAAATAAATCTTATCAAGATGAAATAAATTTTTTAGTTTCAAATGAGAAAAGGAATAAATACATTAAGAACTTGGCCACTAATTTACACGGCAATACTTTATGTTTGTTTCAATACGTAGAAAAGCACGGTAAACTATTATACAACTTAATAAAAGAAAAGGCAGGTGACCGACCTATTTTCTATATCCACGGAGGAGTGGAAGCAAATGAAAGAGAACAAGTTAGAGCAATTACCGAAAAGTCTGATAATGCGATTATTGTCGCTTCTTATGGGACGTTCAGCACTGGTATTAATATCCGTAACTTACACAATATTGTTTTTAGTAGCCCTAGTAAATCTCGTATAAGAAATTTACAATCTATTGGAAGAGGATTACGATTAAAAGATAACAAATCACACGCAACATTATATGATATTGCTGACGACCTTTCCTATGGTGAAAAAGAAAACTACACTTTACAACATTTTAGAGAACGTATAAATATATACAATGACGAAGACTTTGATTATGAAATTCATAACATAGAGTTAGGAAATGGCAAACATACAAGCTAATATAAAAATAGTTAAACTAGTCAATGGTGACGATATAGTTACACATATGCCATCAGGTGATAAACAGTTGCCTGATAAATCACCATTAATGAGATTAGATAAACCTCTACAAATTAAGTATATCCCACAAATGACCCCTATGGGAGTGAGAGATTATATAGCTTTAATAAAATGGACAAATTATACACCAGATAAAATTGTTACTATCCCAAAAGATAAGATATTAACTATAACAACAGCTGGTGGGGATATGTCAAAAAGCTATTTAAATCTTGCAAAAGAGTATGATAAAATAGACTCACCTAAAAAGTCTAAAACTAAAATCTATCATCCTGAACGTTTAGATGATGAGGAAAATGAACTATTAAATGAGATATTTAAAGATTCTAGAAGACCAAAGAGAACTCTCCATTAGCACTCTGGAGCTTTCTCATCGGACTACATAGTCCATTATACACAAAAAATGTGAAAAGTCAATGCTGGTTTCACCATTGACAATTCTAAAAAAATGTAGTATTATATAAATATTATGGAAACACAGACTACAAAAATTAAATATAAGAAAAAACCAGAACATTATGTAAATAATAAAGAATTTTTACAGGCAATGATATTGTATAAAAAGTCTGTAAATAAGGCGAAGAGAATAAAAACAGGAAAGCCAGCTGTACCAGATTACATAGGCGAGTGTTTTTTAAAGATAGCGAATCACCTCTCATATAGACCAAATTTTATTAACTATACTTATCGTGATGATATGATATCAGATGGTATAGAAAATTGTTTACAATATTTGGACAATTTCAACCCAAGAAAATCAAACAATCCATTTGCATATTTCACACAAATTATCTACTATGCTTTTGTACGGAGAATACAGAAGGAGAAGAAACAAGTTACAATTAAACACCGTATGATTCAAGAAGCTAATTATGATGATATGACATTGCAACCAGGAGAAGATAGAGAGTTTAAGAATCAATTTACAGAATTTCTACGAAAGAATATACCAGCGGCAGAACCAGTTAAGAAAACAATAACTAAAAAGAAGAAGAAGAAAAAGAAAAATTGAAAACAATTATTCATATTAATAAAAATATTATACAAAAGAATATTAAAAGAGGAACAAAACTTCCAGTTTGTAGAGTTGAACTAAAAGGAAAGACTTGGTATGGCAGTAAAGTTGATATATTAGGTCCTAGTGAAATGATTTATAGTCCAGATAAACCAAGAAAGTGTGGTGCGAGATTATGGATTGAAACTAATTCCGAGGTTGTTATTCATAATAAAACAACATATAAAGAAATGAGAAAATGAAGTGAAAATTAATAAGATTATAATAGTTGGTGGAGGTTCTGCTGGCTGGATGACAGCGGCAACTTTAATTAAAGCTTTTCCCGATAAAGATATAACTGTATTAGAATCACCTAACATTCCAACAATATCAGTGGGTGAAAGCACAATATCAAAAGTTAAACAATGGACAAAATATCTAGGAATAGATGATAGAGAATTTTTAAAACATACAGACGGTACTATTAAATTTAGTATTAAGTTTACAGACTTTAATGGAAAAGACGAGGCGCCGTTTCATTATCCTTTTGGTGCTACTGCAACAGAAGGAACTAAATTAAATTATAATGATTGGTGGGTGAAAAAGGAATTAAATCCAGAAACACCAGTTTCAGATTATGCTGATTGTTTTGCTCCTGTTATGGCACTAGTTAATCAAAGTAAGGGCGCTCTTAACTTCAATGGCTTTGATATGGACACTGATTCTGCTTATCAGTTTGACGCAAGTAAATTTGGTATATGGTTGAAGGATCATTATTGTATCCCTAGAGGTGTTAAATATATTCAAGAAGATGTAAAAGATATTAAACAAGATGAAAATGGTATTGTTTCCTTAAACAAACATAAAGCAGATTTATATGTTGATTGTACAGGTTTTAAATCAATGCTTTTAGGAGGTGTATTAAAAGTACCTTTTGAACCTATCCCTAAACTACCAAATAATAAAGCGTGGGCAACCAAGATTCCTTATGTAGATAAAAAGAAAGAAGTTGAATCTTTTACCAACTGTACAGCAATAGAGAACGGTTGGGTATGGAATATACCATTGTGGAGTAGAGTTGGTACAGGTTATGTTTATTCAGATAAATTTGTAGATGATGAAACTGCTTTAAAAGAATTTAAAAATCATTTAGCAAAAGTACGACCTGGGTTTGGTAAGGAAGAACACGAATTTAAAAACATTGAAATGAAGTGTGGTATACACGAAAGATTATTTGTAAAAAATGTGGCTGCTATCGGATTAGCTGCTGGATTTATTGAACCACTAGAGAGTAATGGTTTGTTTTCAGTACACGAATTTTTAATAGCACTTGTAAGAAATTTAAGAAGAGATAACATTACACAATGGGATAAAGACAACTTCACATTTGCCTGTAAAACTATCTATTATGGATTTGCTGAATTTGTTGGGTTGCATTATGCATTATCAACAAGAAATGATACACCATATTGGAAAGCAAATAACAATAGAGTATGGGAAGAAAGTTTAGTTGATTTGAAACCTAAAATTTTGCAAGGATATTTAAAAGCTGCTTTACATAGAAATATTGAATGGGAGTTTCCTGTGGACCCTCCTGAAAAAGTTGGTAATAGTGGATTACATTATATAGCAGCTGGTTTCAATTGGGCACCACAAGATTTACCTAATTTAATATATCTTTCACATAAGAGTAAGGATGAAATAAAAGAATTTATGAACCCATATATAAAGAAATTAGATGAACGTAAAGAAATGTGGAATAAAGACGCTGAAAAGTATCCAAGTTATCACGACTTTATATTGGAGAATTATTATCAATGAAAATAGCACTATTAAGCGATACACATTTTGGTTGCAGAAATGATAGTCCACATTTTGCACACTATCAACAAAGGTTTTATGATGAAATATTTTTTCCTTTTATAAAAAAACACAACATAAAAACACTAGTACATTTAGGAGATGTAGTTGATAGACGTAAGTTTATAAATTATAAGACTGCTCATTTTTTTAGGCAAGAATTTATGAAACGATTGTGGGAAGAAAAGGTAGATACTCATATTATATTAGGTAACCACGACACATATTATAAGAATACAAATCAAGTAAATGCAATTACAGAACTTTGTACAACATATGATGGTGTAAATGAACCTTGGGTTTATGCAAGTCCAAAAGAAGTTACCTTTGATGGTTTAAATATTTTGTTTATGCCTTGGATATGTGATGAAACTTATGATGAATCTATACACGCAATTGAACATAGTAATTCTGAAATTTTAATGGGGCATTTAGAAATTAAAGGGTTTGAAATGAATCGAGGATTTATGAACGAACAAGGTTTAGATAAATCTATATTTAAAAGATTTGAAAAAGTTATATCAGGCCATTTTCATAAAAAATCAGATGATGGTCACGTTTATTATCTAGGTACACAATTTGAAATAACTTGGAATGATTATAAAGACCCAAAAGGGTTTCATATTTTTGATACACAAACAAGAGAGTTAACAAGAATATCTAATCCATTAAGAATATTTAAGAAAATAGTTTATGATGATACAAAAACAGATTATAATAAATTAGATATAGAAAGATATGATAATAGTTTTATTAAAATGTTTATATCTCAAAAAACAGATGATGATATGTATGATAAATTTGTTGCAAGATTATATAATACATTAAACATATATGAGTTAAATATTTTTGAAGATTCAGGAGATGTAACATCTAGTGTAAGAGAAGATATAGCAGAACAAGGTGAAGATACACTTACATTTTTAGGTAAGTATATTGACCAACTTGATACAACACTTGACAAACAAAAATTAAAAGATTATACTAAAGAACTATACACGGAGGTAGGAGAAAATGGCTAATTTTAAGGTAGAGGATACTGGGACAACTAATATGAGTAGAGGAAGAGTAAGACAAATAGAAACATTGGGTCATCTGAATTTTGGACCATATGTTGCACATTATAAAATCCATAACGAATTACTAGAAGGACTTTTAGAAAGAGGCAAAAAAGAAAAAGTAGGTTCAGGCAATTCACACCTAGCAGGTGTATTAGCTGACCAAAGAGATTATAGCGAGAAAGATAAGGAGTGGTTCGTAAAAGAGTTTCAACCTTATGTAGATGAATATGTTGAAGGAAATTGTAGATGGTGTAGGACACAATATGCAGAACCACACTGGACAAAATCATTTTCATTATTAAGCTTATGGATTAATTATATGAAAGAAACAGAATATAATCCTGAACACATACATAATGGAATGTTATCTTGGGTTATATATTTAAAAACACCAGATTTAGTTGAAGAAAGAAAAAAATATGAAGGTACTAGTTTTGGTCCAGGTGGTATATTATTTAAATATGGTGAAAATACTCCTACAAAATGGGCAGAGCATACCTGTGCATATGATCCTGAACCAGGATATATGTGGATGTTTCCTTGTCCGTTAAGACACGAAGTAATACCTTTTAGAACTCCAGGAGAAAGAATAAGTGTATCTGGTAATTTATACTTTATGCACCCTTCTAAAAAATCAATGGTGGAGCCTTCCAAAAATATTAGAGCTCTTCCAGAAACTACTCCTAACCGTGGTTATTTTGGATAGTTTTTAAGTTTTATATTATGATACAGTTTAAGAAAATATCTTACAAGAATTTTTTATCAACTGGCAATGTTCCAATTGTTATTGATTTAAATAAATCTCATTTAACTTTAATTATAGGTTCAAATGGAAGTGGTAAGTCAACTCTATTAGACGCCTTATGTTTTGCATTATTCAATAGACCGTTTCGTATTATTAAGAAAGACCAAATGGTGAATACTATTAATAATGGTGGTTGTGAGGTTGAATTATATTTTAGTGTAGGACCAAAAGAGTATATTGTTAGAAGAGGAGTTAAACCTAATTTTTTTGAAATACATTGTAATGGAGAATTAATAAGTCAAGACGCAAGTACTATTGATTATCAAAAATATCTTGAAACAAATATTATGAGGTGTAACTATAGGTCATTTTGTCAAGTAGTACTATTAGGGTCTTCTTCCTATCAACCATTTATGAAAATGAGAGCAAGTTTTAGAAGAGAAGTAGTTGAAGAGATTTTAGACATAAGAGCATTTACTAGAATGGACCACATCTTACGTGGGCAACAAAACGATTTACAGAATAAAATAACAGAAGTCCGCCATCATTGTGAACTTATAGAAACCAAGTATCAGACTGAAGCAAAGTATTTGGACACCCTTCTCCACAAGGATATAGACGTCCAAACACACAAAAAAAAGGTATTAGACAAAAATGAAGAGGATCGGTTAGCATTTGTAAAGAAAATAAAAGAACTTAATGAAGATATTATTTCATCAAAAGAGTGTGTAAAAGATAGAGATAAGGTTGATATGAAGACAACCATACTATCTAAATTAGAAGCAAAGATTGAGAATAATTTAACTAGACATAGAAAATCTTTAAAATTTTTTGAAGAAAATGATGTGTGTCCTACTTGTACACAACCATTACACCCAACTTTTAAACATCAAAAGTGTGACCTAGAGAGAAAGAAAATTAACACATTAAAAGAAGGTATGAAAAAATTATTACAAGAGATTGTAAATATGGAAACTAAAGTAGGTGAATATAATAAAGTATCAGAAAAAATATATAATTTAAATGTTGATTTATCAAAGGTAGAAACTTCATTAGAAAGTTTAAAATCTCATAGTGATAATATAGAAGAAGATTTAAAAGTGTTTCAAAATAAGGATGCTGATATAATAAAGATTAGAAAAGATTTACAAGATATGAAAGACTCATTAAAAGTTTGTAAAGAAGATTTAGATATAGTTGTTGAAGATAAAAAGTATCAAGATGTATTAAGAGTTGTATTAAATGATAAAGGTGCTAAGGCACAAATTATTAAAAAGTATATACCTATTATGAACAACTTAATTAATAAGTATTTACAAGCAATGGATTTTTATGTATCATTCCATTTAGATGAAGAGTTTAATGAAACAGTAAAGAGTAGATTTAGAGATACATTTAATTATAATAATTTTAGCGAAGGTGAAAAGATGAGAATAGACCTTGCGTTATTATTTACGTGGAGAGATATTGCACGTTTAAAAAATAGTACAAATACTAACTTGTTAATATTAGATGAGATATTTGATTCAAGTTTAGATATGTCAGGTACAGATGATTTCTTTAAGATAATACAAAAATTATCTAACGAAAATGTTTTTATTATTTCACATAAAGGAGATATAATGTTTGATAAATTTACAAATATAGTTAAGTATAAAAAACACCAAAACTTTACAGTGTTAGATAGGATATAATATGACAGAATTTAAATTAGAAAAGAAAGAAAGAGAATTAAGATTACTACCATCAAATGACCCTAGAGTTATATCATCTATAGCACCTTGGACGGATGATTTATTAAAAGAACACAACTTTAAGGATAGAAAAGAAGTATCTGACCTTATGTTTAAAACAATGTTAAGATATGGTGGTATAGGATTATCTGCTAATCAAGTAGGGTTACCTTTTAATATGTTTGTACTGGGCGACCATAGGTCATTAGAAAATGGTTTAAAAATGACTTGTTTTAATCCTATGATTATATCAACAAGTATGGAAACTGTAGTATTGAAAGAAGGTTGTTTAACATATCCTTTTTTATTTTTATCTTTAGCAAGACCAAGAAAAGTTGTAGTAAAATATACAGATGAAAAGGGCGATTTGAAAGAAGGAAATTTAGATGGTCAAATGAGTAGGATATTTCAACACGAATATGACCATATGATAGGTAGAAATTTTACTGAACTTGCAAGTAAAATGAAATTAGATATGGCAAAAAAGAAAGCAATGAAGAGTTTTAAAATATGGGAGAGAAGAACAAAATTAGGTAGATGAAAAAGTTAACAAATAGAACTGATACTAAAAATGCTTTAGAACAATTTGGTGTTACTGTATTAGGAGAGGAACATATTACAAGTAAAGGAAATCTAAAAGGTGTGATTGAAAATGAAGAACAATTACAATCTAATATAGATGAGATATATTCTTATTGGCAAGAGAGAGGTTTTCCTTATTATGCTACAGATAAACAGTATAGAGAATCCCAATTTAAAACATTACAATCTACAGATTTCAAAGGGTTATTAACGCAAGATAAAGTTATTAAACCAAATCAAACAGGTCTATCTTTAGCGTGGTCATATATGCCACATAGTTTTGGTATCAGATGTGGTAAGATGAAAACTCCTATGGAGATATATAAAAGTGAAGAACACTTTAAAAAAGGTATTAAAAAATTATTAACAGGTAGTTTCTTTGGCAAATTCACGCCTAATTATTTAATGCCTGTTATGGCTAATTTATTTGATGATGGTTTAGGTGCAAGTGCTGAATCTAAACATAAATCAGAAAGTGTTATGAGGTCTTTATTAAGAAGATATACAGGAACTCAATGTGTATCTAATTTTAGACCTACAGCGGCGGCGTGTTTATACTCACATTTTGCATTTCCAGGTGCTATGGTATGGGATATGTCAATGGGATATGGTGGTCGTATATTAGGCGCTATTATATCAGATATTAATTATATAGGTACTGATCCAGCAGAAAAAACGTTTAAAGGATTACAAGAGATTAAGAAAGACTTTGGTAAATCAGAAAGACATTACTTTTTAAACAAGTGTGGTAGTGAAACATTTGAACCTAAAGAGAATAGTTTAGATTTTGCATTTACAAGTCCACCTTATTTTAATTGGGAACAATATGGTGAAGAAGATGGACAATCATTTAAACAATATGATGGTGCTGAAGCTTGGAACAATGGATTTTTAAGAAAAACTATACAAAATGCATATAGAGGATTAAAGAAAGGCAAATATATGGGGTTAAATGTAGCGAACATTAAATCACATAAAACCTTTGAAGATGATACAGTACGAATCGCTGTAGAAGAAGGATTTACACATACGGATACATACAAATTACAGTTATCCTCGCAAGAATCAGGTGCAAAATACGAGCCAATTTTCATTTTTCAAAAAAAGTAGTCAAAAAACCCAGTAAAATCAAGGGTTATTAGGCCTTGACTTTTATATTAATTGGTGATACCATTAGTATAGAAAATGACAAAGGGACACACTACAATTAATTTAGACACTAAAAGTCAGTTAGCAAAACTACTTGCAACAGAAAATATAATCATACAACATAACAACGTATCAACAGCGAGTTTTAATACAAAGACTCGTGTATTAACTCTCCCTATATTTAAAGAACAATCAGGTGATGTATATGATATGTTGATTGCTCACGAATGTGCCCACGCATTATTTACACCACAAAGTGGTTGGAAAAAAATTCAAGATGATGATGAGTTAAGAACTTACGTTAATGTATTAGAAGATACAAGAATAGATAAAAAAATTCAAAAAAAATACCCAGGAGTTGTTAGAAATTATATCAGCGGATTTGATATATTAGAAAAACAAAATTTCTTTGCTTTAAATGGTAAAGATATAAACAAAGATTTAATGATAATTGATAAGATTAATATTAGGTCAAAATCAAGTGATAGATTACCATTTATATTTGATAATAAAGCAAAACAATGGTTGAAAAAAGTTGACGCAATTAAATCATTTACAGATGTTGTTAGAGTTGCTAAAGAAATGCTTAATTGGCAGAAAAAACAAGTAGACCAAATGAAGAAATTACCAAATTTTGATAACCATCCAATAACAGTAAATTATGATTTAGATGATAACCCACCTGAAGAACAACCAAAATCTAAAGAGCAACAAAATGAAAAAGAAATGAGTGACGGTAATGATTCTAAAGAGTCAGAAGAAGATAAGAAAAAAGATGATTTAAATGAGCAAAATAATACTGCTGATAGTGATGAAAAAAAAGATAAAGATAAAGAAGAAACTAAAAAAGCAGAACCAACACAACACGCTAAAGGTGCTGGCGGTGAACACCCTAAAAAGAAATTAAAATCAATTACTAATGATTCTTTTGAACAAAAAAAAGATTCATTGTTAGATAAAAAAACAAATTATTTTTATGGTAAATTACCAGAACCTAATCTTGAACAATGTTTAACTTCATATAAAACATTTTTAAAAGATTTTAGAACTCATATAAGTGCTGCTAGAAAACAATGGGATACTGTTCCAGAATATCAATTATGGATAAAAGATAAATTTAAAACATTTAGAAAAAAAAATAAAAAGACAGTTATGTATCTTGTTAAAGAATTTGAAATGAAAAAATCAGCGACTGCTTATAAAAGAAGAAATACAGATAAAACTGGAGTTATTGATCCATTAAAATTAAAAGATTACAAATTTAGTGAAGACATATTTAAAAGGATGACTATTATACCAGATGGTAAAAACCACGGAATGATTATGTTACTTGATTGGTCAGGTTCAATGAGTGATTGTTTAAAGAATACTGTAGAACAATTAATTAACTTGATAGATTTTGTTAATAAAGTTAATATACCTTATGAGGTTTATTTCTTTACAAGTGAAAGAAGTTGGATAAAATCACAAGAAGAAAGAAATAAAGAAAAACCATTTTGGAATTATAAACCAGGTGACTTATGTTTTGATGAATTTAAATTAGTAAATTGTGCTAGTCATAGAATGTCAAAAACTGAATTAGAAGAATCATTAACATACTTATATCATATGGCAAAAGATTATGATACTAGATGGTCAAGAAGAGATTCGGATTCGCTTGAAATACCACAAGGAACAAATTACGGTATGCCAGACCAATATAATTTAGGAAATACTCCATTAAATGAAGCATTACTTTTATGTAATACATTGATACCTAGATTTAAGAAAAAATATGGTGTTGAAAAACTTACGTTTATAACATTAACAGACGGTGGCGCTAACAGTTTTAGAAATAATCAGATAGTAGATATATCAGAATTAAGAGAAGAGGATATGATGGAAAAATCAGAATTAAGAGAAATGAAAAAATCAGGTAGAACTTGGGCACCTAAACATATTGATTATGATAGTCAAGTAGTTATAGAACATAAAAAGAAAAGATATATACCTGGTCGTTATTCTGGAGAACTTACATCAATGTTATTAGAAATTTTAAAAAATTCTTGGGGAGTAACAAATGTAGGATTTTATATACTTAAAAGAGTTAGACGTTGGGATATTGAAAAATTTATTGATAATTATAAAGATTGGTCAGACAAAGAAAATAAAATAAACAAATTAAGAAAACAAATGACTAAAGAAAAAAGTGTTGCTGTTCCACATAAAGGATATAACAAGTATTTCTTATTAGACGGAAGAGCATTAAGAGTAGAGAATTTTGATTTGCAAACAGCAAAAATCAATAAAGGAACAAAAGGCGAACTAAAAAGAATCTTCGGAAAATCTATGAAGAATCGTTTAGTTTCAAGAGTACTTTTAAACAAATTTATAGCAGAGGTTGCATAGATAATGAAAAAAACATTGAAAAATAAGGGTATTTTATGTATTGACTTTTATCAAAAAGTCCTGTATAATATACCTATAATAATATGAAAGAAGGACGTGAAAACACTATGTTAAATCAAAAACAAAAAGACTTTGTAATACACGCAGTTAAACTGTATGGCAAAGATGAGTTAACTATTAGTGAGTTGAATGCCGCCAATAAAGAATTTGGTTGTGCATATGCACCACAATGGATAACAAAAAATAAACACTACAAAATTGGTAGGGGTTTGTTTAAATTACCAAACATAGATGATAAGGTTGTAGATAAAAAAGAAGTAGTATCTAAACCTAAAGTTGTTGAAGAAAAAAATGATACAGTTAGCGAAGCTGCTTATATTGTTTCATCTTTAACAGGAGATATTGTTCCTAAAAAGGAAACAACATTTGTATCATTTGGTAATCAACCTGATTTAAAATCTATTATAAAATCTGGAATGTTTTATCCAGTCTTTATTACAGGATTGTCAGGAAATGGTAAAACCTTGGGAGTTACTCAAGCGTGTGCCGAAAACAGACGTGAACTTATTAGAGTTAACGTAACAATAGAAACAGACGAGGATGATTTGCTTGGCGGTTATAGATTAAGAGAAGGTCAAACTGTATGGCAAAATGGTCCTGTTTTAGAAGCATTGGAAAGAGGCGCAATTCTTTTACTTGATGAGATAGACCTTGCAAGTAATAAGATAATGTGTTTACAACCAATTCTTGAAGGTTCTGGAATCTTTGTTAAGAAGATTAATAAGTACATAAAACCTTTAAAAGGATTCAATGTGATAGCAACTGCTAACACTAAAGGGCAAGGTTCGGAAGACGGTAAGTTTATCGGAACTAATGTTCTTAATGAAGCATTTTTGGAAAGATTTCCAATCACATTTGAACAAAAATATCCAAGTGTTAAGATAGAAGAAAAAATCTTAATTAAAAATCTGGAAAAAAGTGGTAAAAAGAATAAAGACTTTTGCCAAAAACTAGTGACTTGGGCAGACGTTATCAGAAAAACTTATTTTGATGGCGGTGTTGATGAGATTATCTCAACAAGAAGATTGGTACATATCATACAAGCATATACTATCTTTAATGATAAACAAAAAGCTATTGAAGTTTGTACTAATAGATTTGATGATGATACAAAGAATTCATTTGTAGAGTTATATGGTAAAGTTGACGCTGGGGCAACTGCTGAGCAGATTGCCGAAGAGTCTAGAAAAGCCGAAGTAGCAGAACAAGTGAAAGACAATGAGAGTGAGTCAGATGACGAAGAAGATAAAGATGATGTTGTCTAAATCTCTCAAATCATAGTGTAGGTCCTGAAGGCGGATTTAGTGGTCCGCCTTCGCTAACACTAGAAAGAATAATAAAAGGAGGAAACATAATGGCAAATAATGGTATGAGTGGAAATGCTCAAAATGTTAGTGTACCAAATGACACGTATAAACTATTAAAAGGTTTTGCTTTAAAAAATAAAGTAAAAGTATGTGTAGTGTTAAGAGCGATGATTCCACTATCTTTAACAAGTATGGGAAAAGATATTTCAAAAGAAATATGGAATACCGATGGAAAAGCTAGATGGAATAGATTACAAAAGAAAATTGACGCTTTTAAGGAACAACAAAATGCTATATCAGTTAGATAATAGTATAGATAAATTTATTGATAGGGCAAAACAATATTCTAATAAAGGTATTGAATGTCCTATTAATAGAAAATTTAATGCTGGTGCAGTTGGAAAAGTAATTGAAAATAATATTATTGAATATACACATAGAGATAATAAATCTGATATGCCAGGGTTAGAATTGAAAAGTAAAAATATTAATAGTAATAATACTATAAGTCTTGCAAAATATACTGATCCAGACAATACATTTAACAGGACTTTTAATAAAGTAAAAGATAATTTAGCATTAATATTTTACTATATTAAAAATGATAAAATATATTTTAATAAGATGTCTTTATTTACAAAAATAAATAAAAGATTATTTGCTACTTATTTGAGTCCAGTAATTAGAGGTGAACAAATAAATTACACAATAGGAGTTGCTAACCTAGAAAAAGTTTATAATGAATGTAGAGTTTATGAATATGAAAAGGAGGCAGTATAATAATGAAAGATTTTTATACAGAATATTTGAAAAGAAATAATAAAAGAAATAAATTGGAAAGAAAATTGGATGAGTATAATCATACAATGGAATTAGTTAGAACTATATTACCAGTTGCAATTCTAATATTACAAGTAATTATTTTGGTGAAATTAATATGATAGCCACAGAACAAATGAAGTGTTGTATATGCAAGATTGAAATTGATAATGGTATGGACTACCATAATCCAACACCACTTGGAAAAAATGATAGTGATGTATGTTGTACCTATTGTAATATAACTAAAGTATTACCAGCAAGAATAGCACAAAATGCTGAAGAAGCAAAAGATGTTGCAGTAGGTGAAAGAATTAAAGCAGAAAATTTATCAGAACCACTTAAAGATTTATTAAAGGAAAAATAGATATGACAATAACAGTAGAAGTAAGACACGGTAATGTAGAGAAAGCAATGAGAGTGCTTAAGAAAAAAGTACTTAAAGATGGTCTATTAAAAGAGTATAGAGAAAGACAATATTACAGAAAACCATCTTTCATTAAACGTGAAAAGAAAAAAGAAGGGATCAAGACTGCCAAAAAGAGGCAGAAAGAAAGAGAAGAAAGATTATAGAATTTAAGTATTTCCGTGCCTGTGCTTTGATAATAAATATATTATACCAGGCAATTCATAAGACCTGGGGCGTGGAAGGGATGGCCAGACCCGATATTAATTTATCAAAACTGGTAGTAGTTTGAGGTCTACTATAACAAAACCTCAATGAATTACGAGTTTTGTGGGAGTTTGGGGAGACTCTAAAACCCATAGAAGGTCCAAAGGTTTCAACGGACACTACGATAGATATTTTGGTGGATTCATACTATTAAAAATAAATCCATCGGCGCCAAAAAGATTTGATTTAGAACAATTTTTGAAAATATCCACGATTCACCACTTGTAATTTTATAAATAATGATTATATAACATATAGAGAGCGCCATTATGGGCTCTCGTAAACGATAACTTTGCTTAATAAAAGGAGGTTAATATGACCAATAAAGCATTATCTATTTTTAATCAATTAAGACCAGTATCAATAGGATTTGATAATATCTTTGACCATTTTGAAAGAATGTTTGA